GATTATAAACATCGAATGGTAAGCAGAAGGGAAACTTATTCGTAGCCACGTACAAAGGACTGAAATCCAACTCCAATTTGTTTGGCACAGTCCAATCACTGGGAATAGTACCAGGAATAGATGGATTATCAGTACCATCTACAGGAAAAGAATCAGTTAAAGTACCATCTTGAGCAATTGAACCAGTTCCGATAGCTATATCACCCACACCAGTAACATCATTCCAGGTATCATAAGTAGGGTTAGCAGTTTTGGGCCAAAAAACATATCCTGCATCAGTAGCACCTGCAGGAATAGAAAGTCCAATAGGAATACCCGCATCTAAATCTTTAGGAGCTGTATCTTTCCAGCCAGGAGCAGAAACAGAACCCCTATCAATATCAAAAGAAGGATTATAATAATTTCTAGGACTAAAATCAATTGTTTTACCTTTATCCCAGGTAAAATCATTCCTATTACCATTTACAATAGCACCAGTAGAATAGCGTTTATAAGTGTAATGAGCACCTATAGTAGTACTATTAATAGAATCAATAACAATACCAATAACACCTAAGTCTGAATTACCTGGAGCAGTACTAACACGCCTAGAGCCATAAGTATATGAAACAACCTCACCATTAAAAATACCAGGAAGAGTAATAGTAGTACCTGCAGAAAGACCATCATAAGTAACTTTATAATAACCACCTTCATAATTAATATAATCACTCAAATGATTATCAACTATAGTCTGACTATAAGTCTTAACAAGCTTATCCCATGTAAATTCCATAGCTTGTCTTGAAATAAAAATCTTTCCATTTTCATAAACTCTAACACCACCTTCAACACTATTAACAATACCATTAGCAACAACATCACAAGCAGGGTCTAAAGCTCCACTAGAAACTAAATAATAACCTCCGGCAGTAAGTAAAGCAGTACCGAGAGTATAAGCAATAGGCAAAACCAAAGGAATAATAGCTTCACTTTTCTTTGGAGGAATTAAAAAACTTATATTTAAAACTATAAGAAAAACAACAATCAACAATTTAAAACGCTTCTTCATAAAAACACCCCATTATTCTAAATTTCTAACCCTTTTTTCTAGCAAAGCAATAGACTTCTCTAACTGTAAAGTAATAATCCTAGAACATAAAAATTCAGCTATAAAACCACCACAAAAAGCACCTATAAAAAGAACAAAAATATTATTCACAAAACACCCTCCAATTAAAAAAGACTAGGAAAACCTAGCCTTTATTATTATTTTTCTTGCTAGACTTAGCAAGTTGCTCTCTATCAAATTTTTCAAAATCTCTTTTTTCTTTCCACTTACAATAAGCACCAAAGAGACCAAAACATATACCAACTGCCCAAATAGCCGGAACAACATTATGAGCCAAAAAATCTAATAAATCAGTAATCATTTTATACAATACCTCCTAAATAATTTAGTTTTATTTTATTCTGTCCTCCGTACGCTTCGCGAGGACAGAATAAAATTAAAACAAGTTTATTTCGCTGCTATAGATGAAAAGAATTGAACTGACTTGATCCAAGCAAATTTAGCACCGAAAATAGTTAAGCCTATTGGAATAACAGCACTAAAACAAGCAAGTGTATTAGTAATAGTAGTGTTCATAGCAGTTGTTAATGGTCCAACTATATCAATAGTTTCCCCTGCTAAAGCATAAAAATTTGGCATAAATGATTCCTCCTAAAATATTATTTATATTTTATCTAGTAACCTTATTAAATCCATCTAAAACGCTAGATATAAGATAACTAGTATAAAAAGCGAATGCAGAACCTATAGTACCGAGTAATAAACCAAACTTAACGATAGTGACGATATATTCATCAATTACCATTCCTAAACCACCCCTTACTAAAGATTAACCAAAACAATGTAACGAGTATAGCAACCAGTAAAACAAGTCCAAAAACCGCAAATTGAATTATTAAATTCTGAAACTCAGTAAACCCTTGAACTTGTTCCATTAAAGATTTACAACTTTACTTGGTACAAAACTAGGCTTGTCCAAACTTTGAACCAACATTAAGTCATTCACATAAAACTTAGTGTTATTAAACTTAATTGGATTCCCATCGCCATCTTTGGACTTATTAATATTTGCAAATGGACTTAGATGCACCAATACCTCGTTATCCTTAAATTGTTTCATATACTCGTCTGAAACTTCTTCATTACGAGTGATAAAATCATTTGAAAAGCATATGTGATACATATTAAAACTTGTACTGTAAACACTAGCACTTTCATTTGCCCTAGGCACTTTTAAATCAGCAAGATAATAAAATTCACCGGTTAACTTACCGTCCTTTTCTTTATTAACCTTCTGTAAATTCCTAAGTTGACCTTTTACAAAGAACAACTCGTTAGTAACCATCAAATCACTAATCTTCTGTAACGCTTCATTATTCATAAAATCGACCTCCAAACACGAGAACGTTTTTTCGCCCCTGCAAAATAAATTATAAACTTAACATGGTAAAAATTAAAGTTTTTTCAAAAGACAAATTTCTACATTATTTGTCGATTTCTTCAAAATGCTTATCCAATAAACGTTCGATAAGCGAATTATAACCATCAATAGATTGAAGCCTATCAATCAAAGACTTACGAATCCTAATAGTTAAATTCTCCTTTAAATCATCTTCATGAATCGGTTTTCTACCCATGTTTGTCCCCTTATTAACCCAAAAAAATAATATATAACAATTTTCACATTTTACCAAAAAATGTTATATAACAATAATAATAACATAAAAAAAGAGTGCATATAACACACTCTTATAGTATAATTCAATTATAAACGACTTAGAAAAAAACGACTTTCTATAAATTAACTATCCTATAGGTTTGGGATAGTTTTTTTATTTTATCCTTATCAAAATACAACCTGTCTTTTTTAAATTCTAACGACTTATCTTTATCGACCATATCTTTAATTAAATTGTTATAATACTTAAATTCTTCTATGTTAAGTTTATTATCAATAAGACTTATTGGCTTGTCCTTATTCTCTTCAATATTCTTCAAATTCCTAAGATATGAATACAATTTACGCTTAGAAACATAGATAATATCAGACTTTTTAAGAGTTTCGCCAGGCGTTTCAGTAACTGTAATAGGTTCTTCAAAAGCTTGTAAAGCATTGATAAAACTATGATATAATTCATTAACTTCTTCCGCTTCTTCATCGTCTTCAACATCTTTAATACCCTTCAAACAACCAAAGCATTCCAACTGCCTAACATTCGCAGTAGCAAAATACAACACCTTAAATTCATCATAGGTTATAACATCTTTTCTAAACTCTCCATTTTCATCAACATAAGTAGCATGGTCTTTTATCATATACTTAAACATTTCTTGATATTGTCCCGGCTTAAACTTATCGATAGTAACAGAATAACCTTTATTTTTATAAGTTTTCTCACGATTAGTCAAAGGATTAATAGCTTTAAAATAATCTATAGAATCACATGACCGCAAATCAACATTATTATAAAACAAGAACCATAATTTCTGCAGAACTATTTCTTCTCTAGAAAACTTTCTAACATAGTCACGCTTACCAGTATTATCAACGCTATAACAATTCTGATATTTTGGAGTAGACATTTTAAAATCTTTAAGAATATAAGCACAATGCAAATGAACATGATATTTATTCCTAGAAGTCCTATTAATACTTATCTCCAATACTCTAAGTCCACCAATAAGATTAAACATAGATTTATCAAACATCTTAGTTTTAACCCTACCAAGAAGATATTTAACCAAAGTACGATGACCTTCAAAAATCTTATCTATAGTCTTTTTAACATCTAAACCGGAGCAATTTGGAATAGTAAAAGTTACAAAATACAAATCTTCATCATATTCCTGTAAAACAGGAAGAAATTTCTTCATTCTTTGAGCCTGTCTCCACTTCTTACAATTCAAGCAAAATTTATCCTTGCAATAATAGGTTTTGGTCATATCTTTGACCTTTTGGTCTAAATAATAATCCAACTCCCAATACTTATTGCATTGACGCAAACGAGCCTGTTTATTTAAAATATTAATAGCCATCTTACCATTTTTAAGACCAAATTCTTCTTTCAAAGTTTGATAATAATTATCAATAAGACCATTTCCAACACAATTATCATATATACTTCGCCTAAAATCATGTGATAGCAACATTCCATCTAAGTTAAATTCATGCAAAATCTCACCTCCCAGTTAGACAAAATGAACACATAAACAGAAATTTTTTCTTTTCTAGATTACCCCCCTACTTTTTGCCCTCTAGACCGCATGTTTCAAGAGTTTAGTATCAAAAATTGTTTCACGCTGTTCTAATATATCAAGAGCCTAAAATTTAAAAAGGAGGTTCTTCAGATGAAACATGCGGAATCCAATCAATAATTTTCTCCTCGCTATCATCTTCAAACAATGGCTCAGAATCCCAACAAGGATTTTCATAAGGGAGAACACTGTTAAGACAATAAAGACCTTTTGCATTAAAAGGACATTCTTTAACACAACAATCTAAATGCCAATGTATATCCAAAACTTTAAATTCTTTATCCATAAATTATTCCTCCTCATCATAATCATACCAATCAACGTAACCTTCCCAGTAATAATCACATTCCTTACACTCATAGGCTAAATAAGTTTGTCCATATTCTTTATCATACTTATGATAAACTTCCTTCGACTTTCCACATTTGCAACCAACAACATGAACTGACATTTCATGACCTCCTAAAGAGTTTAATAAAACCCCTAATAATAAAAAATACGATAGTAGCAATAAAACCTAAATGAATTGTTAAATAAACAACTAAAGCAATATCTTCAATCATAAATTACTCCTTAACAAATCTAACTTTCCTTAACCATTCAAAGAAAGTATAGTTATATCTAGCACTACGAAGATACCAGTAATATTGCCTGTAAAGCCTAATAAAAGCTCTACCCCCAAATAGAATAATTAAAAAAAAGAACAATTTAATAAAATCAATTTCCATTTAAATATCCTCCACTTTGTTTAAAATACAACTATACGGTACCTAACAAGCTTCAACCGCACTTTTATGATCGTGTTTGTAATATCCTCGCCGGATGGGCATTAAAGTGTTCATAGATAACAAATATTAAAATGCAGCAGCACTTTTCAAAAAATATAAATAAATAATGCAGCTAAACTTTAATTTTGCTAATAGAGTGAAATGTATATTCCTTAATCCTGTACTACTTACTAAATAAAGAATATTGTGTCCCCTCTAAAAATTTATTTACTAACTCTTCTCTTTTTTTGCCTATAACAATCTTGATTGTAGGGTTTAAATCATTTCCAGAAAACAACTTTTTGCCTTCAGTACTTGCCCAATTTAAAATAAATTTCTTCGCAAGTTCTTCCGGAAGTTTACGACTCCAATAATCGTCACATACCTTCCTAATTTCTCTACCTAATTCTTTTATACTTTTAGGACTACTTAAGTATTGGGTCAACATAAAACACCTCCTAATAATTAACTTTACAAACTAATTCTAAACTATTTTCGAACCGCTGTAAAGACATAATTATAAAATTTCTAAAATTTATTTAAACTTCCCTAACTTTACAATCCATATTTTACCAAATAGAGCTAAAAAAGAACTAAAGATTAACCACTTTCTTTTTATCTTGTTTAACATCTTCACTGGAAGAATCTTTTATAGATACATTCTTTCCGGAAATAAGTTGCTCCACAAATTCCTCACCAAACTTCACTTTAAGTTTTGCAATAATAATACCTCTATAGCTATAGCTATCATAAATACGAGAATATTTTTTCCTATAGAAAAACATTTTAGACCCACATCTTTCATTAGCACCATACCAATATTGAATTTGAACAAACATCTTAAGTCTAAATATTGTTAAAAGTTGCCCAAATGTTTTAAAATTATTAGCTTTACGATGAACAAAATTATATTCAAATAAACAACGTATTTGAGGGTCAATAAGCTTATCAAACTGACTTATTAAAATGATATCAAAACCCAAATGACGATGGTTAGAGAAGAACTCTAACCAATCCTGTCGATATCTTTCATCAATTTTAGAAAACAACTTACAAGCAGTAGGAGAAAATTTAAACTGTGCTTCATCAATAACTATAAGAGTTTGTGATTCCCTACCTATCTCATGAAATTTAAGTGCATACATATAAAGATTATCCGGAGTTAAATGTTGATAATCGTAATGATAAATACGACCACCTTCTTTTCTACCCATGAGAATATATTTACGATTTATCGGAACACTTGAAATAACATTTTTCTTTAAAGTACGAATCCAAAACTCTATAGTATGAGCCATTTGAAGGGACTTACCAGAGCCAGGAGTACCACTGTAAAAACTAATCATAATAACACCCCTATTCTATAGCTTTAAGCCATCTTAAACCAATTTGGTAAATATAATAAACACCAATAGCAGTAACCCAAGCCTGTAAAATAACTATAACCTCTGAAACAGGCAATAAATAATTAATATAAGGCAGATATTCAGCCAAAGGACTATTATCTAGCATAGTAAATGGACTAGGAGGCAAGAAAAAGAATAAAGCGCTTAAAACGCCTCCTAGACCCTTTATAAGAGCATTTAAAATTCCAACAATAAAATTACCCATATTACCACCCCATAATTGACTTAGTTTTAAAAGCTAACATAATACAAAAAGCAAATAATACAAAAGTACGGAATATTAAAACAATCTTAGAAAACTGTTCATTACCAAAATCTATAGAAAATTCACCACCACCAACACCAGTAACCTGTGCTACCTTGGAAAAAGAAACAGTAAAAACAGGAGCTTTACGAGTAGTTTCAAAGCTTTTAATAA